GATGAGCGGAACGGACGAGCCCTATGAGAATCTCGCCAACGCCATCATCCTGCAGGCCGTCCGAGACTACCGGACCGCACTCAAGGCGCTGCGCATGAACCCGCGAAACAAGGCGGCGAAATCCGACCGGGATGAGATCGAGCGGTTCTTCCGATCCCAGTGGTATCAGGCGCTGACCACGCTGGACGGCGAAATGCTGATAAGGAAACTCAACGAGGAGGTGAAACGATGACTCCAAAACAATACCTGAATCAGGCCAAGCACCTGGATGCGCTGATCCACGCTCGGCTCCGGGAAATCGACTACTGGAAGGACATGTCCACCAGCGTGAGCGGCATGCGCTACGACGGCATGCCGAGGAATCCGAACACGCCGACGGATGCGCACTTCGTCAAATGCCTGTACAAGATCGATGAAATACAGGCTGATGTGGAATCCAAGGTGGCGCAGCTCATCACGCTCCGTGACGAGATCAGCGCACAGATCGACCTCCTCCAAGATCCCGAGGAGCAGATGGTGCTCCGCTACCGTTACATCGACAACTGCACGTGGGAGGAGATCGCCTGCATGCTGAATGTCAGCCTCCGCACCGTTCACCGCATCCACGGATCGGCGCTTCAGAACTTTGTTGTGCCGGATTAGAAAAGTTGGCACGGTTTGGCACACTTTGGCACAGAATGGCACCCGCCTCCCATGTTATCCTTACAATAGCGAAAACCATAAGAAGAACCATGAGCCTCGACGGGAATCACCCGCCGGGGCTTTTCTTATGCCCGAAGGGAGGCGGCAAGCGATGCCAATGAAACCGAAGCGGCCCTGCCGCTACCAGGGCTGCCCGAACCTGTGCGAGGACGGCGAACAGTACTGCCCGGAGCACAAGGCACTGATGGAGAAGCACTACGAGAAGTTCACGCGCGGCTACTCGACCGGCAAACGATACGGCAGGTCTTGGCAGCGCATCCGCACGCGCTACGTCCACAAGCATCCCTTGTGTGAGATGTGCCTGAAGCAGGGACGCTACGTTGCGGTCGAGGAAGTCCACCACATCGTTCCGCTGTCGGAAGGCGGCACGAACGATGAGTCGAACCTCATGAGCCTGTGCCGCTCCTGCCACGAGAAGATCCACAAGGAGCGCGGCGACCGGTAGACCCAAACCTCACCGAGCTGACGCTCGTCGGGGACCCTCTGGGTAGGGGCGGTTGAAATCTCTACGAGGCGGCGCTGCGGAAAACGGCGCGGGGCTTCGTGTACGAAAATTCCGGTTCAAACAGGGGATTAACCCCCGCCCGGCTGATAGATGGCCATAAAGGAGGTGTCAGTTGTGGCAAAGGATGGAACCCATCGCGGCGGCAGACGTGTCCGGGCCGGTGACAAGCCGACTCCAGCCGCTGAGAAAATTAATAACGGACACAGAGCAAGAATCATGAATAACGACATACCGGATCTCGACTACGCCGATCTTAAAGCAGTCGACCTGCCGGAAGGCGCGGTGCTCGAGGGTACCGATATGCCAAAGCCTGATGAATATCTGTCGGCAAAGCAGAAAAACGGTCAGCCGCTCGGTGCAGACATCATCTATAAGGAGACCTGGCTCTGGCTCAAGGAACGCCACTGCGAGAATCTCGTCAACAAGCGGCTTATTGAATCCTACGCGCAGGCTTTTGCCCGGTATATCCAGTGTGAGGACGCGATCAGTGCCTACGGCCTTCTCGGAAAGCATCCGACGACCGGCGGCGTGGTGACCTCTCCCTTCGTTCAGATGAGTCACCAGTATCAGAAAACCGCAAACCTCATCTGGTACGAAATTTTTGATGTCGTGAAGCAAAACTGCACTGAGGATTTCGAAGGGAATCCGAACGACACGATGGAACAGCTGCTTCGCGCAAGAAAGGGAATGTAAATGAATACACAAAGATTAGAACAGGTACCTATTGATAAGCTGGTGCCTTACGCCCGGAATGCCCGGACGCATAGCAAGGAACAAATTGCGCAGCTCCGCTCCTCTCTTCGCGAGTTCGGATTCGTATCGCCTGCTGTCATCGATCAGGATTACAATATCCTTGTAGGTCATGGCAGAATTGCTGCTGCTCGCGAGGAAGGCTATGAGACAGTTCCCTGCGTATTTGCAGAGGACTTAACCGACGCTCAGAAACGTGCTTACATCCTCGCCGACAATCAGCTGGCGTTAAACGCCGGATGGGATGAGGAAATGTTGTCTGTAGAGCTTTCCGATTTGCAGGAGAATGCTTTTGACCTGACACTCCTCGGCTTCGACGACGCCGATCTGGAAAAGCTTCTGAATGATGAATCCGAAAAGGATATCGAGGATGACGACTTCGACCTGACCGCTGCCCTTGAGAAAGCATCGTTTGTGGAGACTGGCGATATCTGGACGGTCGGCAGGCACAGATTGATGTGCGGTGATGCTACTTCTGCCAAAGATGTAGATACACTTATGGACGACAAGCGTGGCAATCTGGTGCTGACCGATCCTCCGTATGGAGTCTCCTTCAAAGCATCGGACGGCCTGACCATTCAGAATGACAGCTTGAAGGGCGAGGAATTTTACAACTTCCTGCTCTCGGCATTTAAGAATATGGCTGATCATCTTGAAAAAGGCGGTGCAACTTACTGTTTCCATGCTGATACCGAAGGACTCACATTCAGACGCGCATTCGTTGACGCGGGATTTCATCTCGCATGCGTGTGTATCTGGGTAAAGAATTCACTCGTGCTCGGTCGCTCCGATTACCAGTGGCAACACGAACCAGTACTCTATGGATTCCTGCAGAACGGCAAGCACCCGTGGTACTCCGACCGCAAGCAGACAACGATCTGGAATTACGATAAGCCGAAACGGAATAAGGATCATCCTACGAGCAAACCACTCGATCTGCTTGGCTATCCGATACAGAACTCCACACAGGAAAACGCCATCGTAATTGATACCTTTGGGGGCTCCGGTTCCACGCTCATGGCTTGCGAACAGCTGAACCGAACCTGCTACATGATGGAGCTTGATCCGAAATATGCTTCTGTTATCCTCCGCCGCTATGTCGAGGATACCGGGGATTCTGAAAATGTGTATGTAGTTCGTGACGGTAAAAAGCTTATGTATTCAGACCTTGTAAAGGAAGTTGAGCTTCCTGATGAGGTCTGATTTTATTGTGTACTATCGACAGTTTCAGGCTTGATAAATCGGCTGTTTTTCTACCAGAGAAATCTCCAAGATTCGCTTGCTATTACAGCCGTTCAGAGTGATGTATAGACATGCCGAAAGGCACAGGGCCAGCGGCAGAATACCACATTTAACGGAGGTAAAGCACATGCGAATCAACTACAACATAACAGGAACGCAGCGCAAGGAACTCGTCAAGGTCATCGCCGACATCACCGGCGCAAAAACCGAGTACATGAAGATGCCAACCTGCAATTACCAGATCGACTACTTCACCGTCACCAAGGACGGCGCACTCGAGTTCGACGATATGGCAGATTCCGAAGAAGTCGAGAAGGTTCTCGATGCCATCGCCGCAGCAGGATTCGAACCGGAACCTCAGAAAACGGCGGAACCAGAGGCCGAGGAAACCGGCCTTACGGTCGAGATTCCGCTCGACAAGGTCGCGGTCGGAACGCTGACCAACATCCTCGAAGCCAAAGGCAGCCTGATTAAGAAGGCGCTCGGCATTGACGACCTGCGGTTCGAGATCAGGGACGACTGCATCGCCTTCCCATGGTTCCCGGAACTGCCCGAGCCGGACGAAACCAGAGCCTACACGATGTTCATCGCCCAGCTCTGCAAGCTCTCCAAGCAGCTCAAACGGGCAAGCTCGACCGAAACGCCGGTCGCCAACGAGAAGTACGCATTCCGCTGCTTCCTGCTCCGCCTTGGATTCATCGGAGCGGAGTACAAACAGGAGCGCAAGATCCTGCTCCGTAACCTTGAGGGCAACTCAAGCTGGAAGAACGGCGCTCCCAGGAAGAAAGCCACGGAAGAAACCACTGAGACCGAGGAGGTGCAGGCATGAGGATGATCAGACCGGAGCAGCTCGACCAGCTGAAGAAAACCTATCCGAACGGCATCCGCGTGGAGCTGGTGCAGATGGATGACATTCAGGCTCCTCCCGCCGGAACCCGCGGAACCGTCTACGGCATCGACGACACCGGCAGCCTGCTCGTCCACTGGGACAACGGCAGCAGCTTGAACGTCATCTACGGCGAAGACATTGTAAGAAAGGTCGGTGAAACGAAATGATGGACGAGAAAATCAAGGAGCAGATCCTCGCGATCCGCGACACCGGGCTTGCGAACATGTTCGACCTGCCCTACGTGCAGCGCCTCGCCTTCGACCGCAACTACTACGAACTGGTCCTCTTCATCGAAGAACACAGGAAGGAATACGTGCATTTCATCATGACCGGCGAGACCGAAGAATCCTGATTCAGGACACAGAAAGTTATCAATTATTCTGGCCGAATTGACTTGCTATATGCCCTCGAAAGAGTGATGTATATACATGCCGAAAGGCACAGAAAACAAGCCAGAATCAGGAGGAAAACACGATGGAAAAGAACACATACTTCGAACAGATGAGAGACACGGCAATCGCCTACAACGAGGCGCAGACCATCCGGGAAAAGCAGTGCGACGCATTGAAAGAGGCCGACGACTGGGACGGCGTGAAAGCCTTCGACGAACGCGAAAAGAAAGAGTTCCCATACCCCTACACAAGCGGTCAGAACAAGGCACTGGTCGAATACGACCGAAGCCTCCGGAACGGCGCGGACGCATTCGAAATCGACGACCTGCCATGGGGCTACGAGCTTGCCGACTTCGTCGACACGCTCCGGAAAGCCGAA